ACCCCGTCCTTGCTTACTTCGTCCAGCCTCCAGATTTCTCCGCCCAGCTTGTGGCGATACCTCGGGCGACGACTGGGCTCCCAGTTGGCTACCTGACGGAACAGCTGTCGCCAATTATTTGCTGGTCTGGTTTGTTCAAAAGTTTCTATGTGTTTCATTTCTGTTCCCTCCACGAAAAAAATTAGGTTCTTGGTTGCCCGCTAGCCCTTGACGCTTGCACGTCCGAGGCTTGTTTGTATTTCCCGACTGAATCGGTACTCCGCCACCACTGGGTCAAGACAGGTTGAACCCTCTGCTGTGCGTTCGAGAATCTTGACCGTGAAGTTCGGGCTGAGTTCCACTACCCAACTGGAACCCTCTTTGTATTGCTTGTAGAAAATATCCAGTCTAAGATATTGCTTGCCTTTAAGTTCCAAGCCCTCTGAGAGCTCATCCCAAACGAGCACCCCTACGGAGCCCATAATGCCCTCGTTGGCTCGTTGGTTGAGTCCGTTGATTTGAATCCAGAAAAGAAGATTCTCGATTCTGCGCTTGATGTAGTCCGCTGGGATTCTGTTAGTCTTGAAAGTTCTGTAACCCTCAAAACAGCTGAGTTCAATGGTGTTGGGCAGGGCTTGCTTGCGGGTTTTGTTTCTGTCTTGCGTGCTGGTGTTCTTGCTTGCGGTCATCTTAGTTTCCTCCCTCTGCTCTGCGTTCCTGCGCCCTTGCAATGTATTCCCTGAGGGGAAGTTCTTTGAGGGGCTGACTTGCGGTTGCTCCTCGAATCTCGACCCACCAGATTGCACCCGAACCGAGGTCCTGTATGGTGACCTTTGAATAGACGATGGGCTGGTCGAGCCACTGCCCTGAGTTCGCCCTGTGGAAGATGATTGCCACGTGGGCTCCTGCGATTCGGAGCGTGTCCTGTTCGCAGACCGAACCTGCTGGGTTGGCGGTGAACTTGGGCTGTGCAACTTCGAGCCAAGCCTCAAGGGCTGGCAGGAGATGGGCTTGGAGTCTGGCTGTGAAAGGTTCTGTGCTGAGAATCGTGTAGACGCGAGGATTGGATTCGTCCCCTGTCTGGAAGACCTTGGTGTGTAGCTGGGATTTTCTAAATTCTGTCTGGGTTTTCATCTGATTAGTTCCTTTCAATTCTAAATAATTTTGTTCTGAACTGGGGTTGGTTTCGGCTCTCGTTCCCTTTCCTCCAGTTCTGCCCTTATTATATCACACCCGACCCGCCTTGTCAAATGGATTCTGCTCGGCTGGGTGGAAAGATTTGAGGGGAGGGAGGTTGGCAAGAGGTGGCTGGCGTGTGGGTTGGCGCTTGCGCCGTGGTGCAGGTAATTGGGTCAAAACTGCAAATACTCACCAAAACTTTCCATTACTCGCTAATGCTCGCCAATGCTAGCCAATCTTCGCTCCCCCCGTCTACCCTTTCCCGCCTTGTTTTAATTTAGAAACTCTATAAAAAAAAAAAATTAAGAAACTGATAAAAAAAACAAAAGGCTGGACGGCTCGGGGGAGATATGGGGGTGGCACGTTTTGGGCAGTATTGGCGAGCTTTGCTGAGTTTTTGCTGGCTTTGGCTAGGTCTGGGGTAGCTTGGGTGGATTGGGCTCGGCGGAGCTCGGGTGGGCGGTTGCACGTCGGGGTTGGGTTCACGTGAACGACTCGGGCAGTTTTGGCACGGGGCGGGTGTGTTGGGCGTTGGCTCGCGCAAAATTTGGCGGAGGAGCAATTCCTGAGCCGTCTGGGGCAACCGGCGGACGGGCGTTTCGGGGCTTTGGCAAAAAGAAAGGGCAGGGGTTGATTCCCTGCCCTGTGTTTGGGGTTGACTTGCTTAGATGTCCAGACTTGCCAACGCTTTAACTTGTTCATAGCGCTTCTCGAGCTCCGCCAGAATCTCGGCTTGTTTCTCAGCACCTGCGTTGCTCCAGAAAGTTGCAACTATCACGGCTGGGGTTGCACCACGGACTTTCTCAAAGTCTTTCACCTTAAAGCCCTTTGCTCTCAGGAGTTCAAAAATAAAGTCTTTGAAGCCCTTATCACTTGTCTGAGTTCTGCGTTGCCCTAGTTCGCCATCAATAAACTGTTGCCAGACGGATTCCACAATATCGGCTCGGCTGAGTTCTGGGTTATCCTTTGCTCGGCTGTTCACGGTGTCGTTAAGTTTTCTGCATCCGTAACTCAACAGAAGGGCGATTGATTCGGCTGGGAGTTCATCAATCTTCGCTGTTCGTGTTTCGCCTGCAGAAGTGAAGTTGAACACGAGTTCGCCGTTAAGAAGTTTTGCAATATCATTAGAAACGTAAGACATTTTATTTTCCTTTCATAAATTAAGTTTTGTTGTTCATCATCATCATCATCATCATCTTTGATGATACCTGTATTTTACAGCATAAAATTATAATATGCAAGCACTTTTTTCAAAAAACTTAAAAAATTTTTGGGTGTGCATAACTTTTTTAAAGCCCAGCCCCGACTTCAAGCCCAGCCCCGATGGTTGACAAAACCCCACGGCTGTTTTTGTCCAGTCGGTTGGTCAACTTATCCAGCCTTATTCCGCACCGAACCCGAACCCCGAACCCAAAGCCGGCGAACCCGCCCCGCCCCCTCTCGCGCGCGCCAAACTGGGGGTATTGACTTCCCATAAAATTCATAATGAAAACCTGAGCCGTCTCGATTCCGAATGAATTTTCCACCATCAGCCCCCGCCCCACCACCCCTTCTCCCCGCTTTTCGGTTGACAGGCCCCGGGCCGAGGCCTTATAATGGAGCCATAAATCGGGCCCCGGCAGGCAACCAGAGTCCAAAAACCATCGCCCTGCCCTCGGCCCACCAACCCAACACTCTGTTTTGAAAGGAAACCACTATGAACGTCCGTACCAAGGGGCGCAAGTTGTCCCCACTTGAACTTGAAATCCTCGGGCCAATTGAGCCCACAGACCTCCTCGAGCGTGAGGCTGAAAGGCAATTACCATCCAGCGAGACCCCGACGGTGGCTAAGCTCCGCTCCGTCCATCACGAGATAGCCCAGCTACTGGCCTCGGGGATGAGCGAAACCGATGTGGCAGCCGTCACAGCCTACTCGCTGAGTCGAATCTCCGTGCTGAAGGCGGACCCCAGTTTCCGGGACCTGGTCCAGTTCTATCGCGAGAAAAAGACCGCTGCGTTTGCCGACGTGCAGAAAAGACTGGCTACTCTGAGCCTCGATGCCGTTGGGGAACTGCAGGAACGCCTGGCCGAGAAACCTGAGAGCATTTCCAATTCCCAGCTGATTGAACTTGCCAAGGTGAGCCTGGACCGTGCCGGGTACTCCCCGGTGGCCAAGACCCAGAACGTCAATGTGAACATTAGCAAGGAGGAGCTGGATGAGCTCCGAGCAGTGGCACACAGGGGTGTGGAAGTCGTAACCACGCTGACCCCGGACACCGCCTCCGGCTGGGAACCAGCTTCTGAGTCGACCAGCAAACCTGAGCCCCAGCCAGTCCCAAGCCCGACCCCTGAACCCTCCGCCTCTGCTCTCCGACTTGAGGCAGCCCTGGGGACCCTAAATGTGGAGGCCTCCGATGGTACATCGCACTAGAGAAATCCATATCGTTAAGAACCTGGAACTTGCCTCGTGGTGCTCGGAGGGGCCGTTTGGCAAGAGCACGACCAGGCTCAAGGGTTCGTTCGCCAAGGGCAAAACTTTTGAGCGCTCGGTAGCCAGGGCGCTCGCCAGGAAACTTGAGCCTGAGGCACTCATCTACAACCGCTGGATACGCTTCAGGGACGCCGGCGAGTGGCACTATGCGCAGGTGGACTTGGTGGTTGTGGCCCAGACTCGGCTTTGGCTCCTGGAGGTCAAGCGCACGCAGACTACGGATGCTTGGGTTCAGCTGGGCAAACTTTACAAACCGCTTTTGGAAATGCTTTACCCGGGCCTGGATATCATCTGCGTGCAAGTGTGCAAGAACCTGCTCTGGGCTCCACACGCGGAAATCTCTGCTCTTCGCGAGGCTGTTGACCCGAACGTATTCTATACCTATCATTGGGTTGGCGAGGACTTTAGAATCTAGCGCCCAAGCCCAGGCCCAAGCCAAACCGCCCACTTTTGAAAGGAACCTTCTTATGACCGATGAAAACAAACTCCAGAATCCCTCCCTTGCTGGACTTACTGAGACCCAGCGTCGGGACCTTCGTCGAGAGCTCTATCTCGACCCACCCAAGTTTATGACTACAGTGCTTTCCCACTGGTTTTATGAGCCCCTGACCTGGATGCACCGAGGGTATTTGGCCCTGCTCCTGCGACGCACGGACTTTCTGCCTAAATATGGCGAGTTGGATAAAATCATTGAGAACTTTGTGACCAAGCGAGACCCTTGGAACCAGAATGAACCTGGGGTGCCACTGTTTTATCTCCGGGATGATGGCACCGTCGGGCTGAGGACTGCTCGAAACCTGGAAATAATGATGCCCAGAGGTATCGGCAAGACCACCGTGGGGAATGGGGTCAGTGTGTTCCAGGGCTGTTACAAGGAGCGCGATTATGTGCTTAAGGTTGGTGAAACCGCCACTCACGCGCAGACCCAGCTGTTGAACTGCCGAAACGAGTTTGAATTCAACAACAAGATTCGGCTTTTGTTTGGCCAGCTGAAAGGGGACGCTCGTTGGAGTGCCGAAGGCTTTCAGCTCTCGAATGGGTTCGTGATGGAGGCTGTTGGTCGTGGTGGTCAGGTCAGAGGTCGAAACGTGGGTGGTCGACGACCAGACCTAATTCACCTGGACGACGTGGAGGACAAGGAGTCCGTCTCGACGCCGGAGCAGCGCCTCAAGACGAAGAACTGGTTTATGGGCGACGTGTTGCCAGCCCTTGGGGAACTCCAACAGGACTCGATGATATTCCTCACTGGCACCCTGCTGCACAACGAGGCCCTGCTGGTTAACCTCGGTAAGGACCCGACGTTCACCACTGTGGTTATGGGTGTCCTGGACGTGCACGGCCAGCCGGTCTTTCCGAAGTATATGAACGAGGAAAAGATTGCCCAGAAGAAGGCTATGTACTCCCGCCAAGGGGAACTCAGCACCTTTTATCTGGAGTTGTTCAACCAGCTGGTAACCGAGGACACGATGGAGCTCCACCCCTCAGATATCCAGACGGAAGTCCTCGAGCGTCCTTTTGCTCGGGCCCTGGCACACGACCCAGCCATCAGTAAAAAGCGGTCTGCGGACCAGGCAGCCTTCGCGGTTGTTGGGCTCTATGCTGGTGGTCGTTTTCAGATTGAAACTGTGGAAGGCTATCGAGGCCTGAGTCCGACGGAGGCGGTGCGAATCTTCTTCCAGCTGCGCCGGACCTGGTCCACCGATGAGGAGGGCAATCCGATTCCCTTTATCTGTGGTGTCGAGAGTGTGGCCTACCAAGAGGCCCTGTTTGACCTCATCCAGGAGGAGATGCTTCGTAGGGATGATTTCTTCCCGCTGGAGAAAATCCGCTACTCGACGGAAAAGAAAGCCAGAATACTCGGCACCCTTCAGCCCCGCTACTCCGCTCACGTGATGCACCACAGGGCGGAATTTGGTGAGTTGGTCTCCCAGATGATGGAATTCCCGGCTGGACACGATGACCAGTTGGATGTGGTTTCGATGGCTGTGGACCTCCTTAAGGATTTTGCTGCTGGAGCTGTTACATCTTCTGTTGACAGTTCGGCGGAGGACTCTTATTATAAAGATGACGTGGGCGAGTCGGGAGGACTTTAGTTGGCCAGGGCCCAGATTTGGCCAGCCAAGTCCTTCCCTCGTCTTTTAACCTTTGGGCTGGGTGGTTTAACTACTCTTCTGCGCTACGATACCCAGCCCACTTTTCGAAAAGGAGATAGAAAATATGCCAATGAATAATAGTGTTAGTCAAAAAGGCTTAGCTGGAATGCAGGCTGCGGTTCAACCAATTACAGGACCGACCTCTATGGATGCTGCAGCAATGGCCTTGAGCCCGGAAGAGATGGCCTTGGTGGCTCAAGGTGTTGACCCGTTTGGGGAAGGAACGATGGCTCCGGCTGGGATGCCAAGTCCGGCTGCTGGCGGAATGGACCCTCAGACTCGTGCAGCCCTAGGTTCGGCCTTGCAGCAAATCTTGGCCTCAATGCCAGCACCAAGTTCGGATGCTGACCAGGCTGTGGTTATAGGCCTTGAACAGGCAATGATGGCCCTTCAGGCTGGTTCTGGTGGAGGATTCTAAGGATGAACGAACAGGAGCGAAATTTTATTGCCCCTGATAGCGACACCCATAGAAAGCTGCTCGAGCGTGTTCGAGGCCAGATTGCTGAGAGCTATGCGAAGATGAGCCAGTTCTATGGGCGTTGGAATCAGAGGGAACTTGAATACCAGGCTTATGTGCCTGTTCAAGATTGGGAGGCGGTTTACAAGAAGAGCTGTCAGGACCGTAACTTGGCTGGGGTTAAAAAGCAGGACGCGAATATTGTGGTTCCCTATAGCTTTTCTTCCATCAGGACGATTGTTACCTATCTGGCGAATGTGTTCTTAGGACGCAAGCCTATTTTCACGGTGGGTACTTACAATCCGGACTATGTGGAAAATGCACGCTGTATGGAAAAATACCTCCAGTATAATGCCGAGCATACCCGGCTGGTTAAGGAATTCACTCAGTGGCTCTACAATGGTGAAATCTACGGGTTGGGAATTTTGAAGACCTCTTTCGTGACCGAGATGGAGCCGAGAACCACCTGGGTGATGGACCCTGTTTCAGGCCAGCAAACCCAGACCAGACTGAACAAGGTGGTCTACCAGGGCAATCTGGTGGAAAACATAGACCCATTTATGTTCTTCCCAGACCCAAGAGTGACCCTGCTGGATTTGGCCAAGAAGGGCGAATTTGTCTACTGGCGAGACTTCGTGGGTAAGTTTAGCCTACAGAAGGCTGGTGACACCTATGCGTGGCTGGATAAGATTCCAGAAAACAGCTCCCCGAGGTCTGGCAATATGAGTATGAGAAATTTCCGGGCCAACGGGGATGACCTGAATAATCAGGTTGACCTCTCCGCGATTGGCAAGGGAACTCCCTGGATTCAAATTGACGAGGGTACTGTGGAACTCATCCCAGAGGAGATTGGTTTTGAACTTCCTGGGTTGGACCCCAAGCGACCCTATAAGTTCCTTGTCACCCTGGCAAATCAGGCTCAGTTCATTCGTTTTGAACTTTATTCCCCTGACCATCAAATGCACCCAGTGGTTATTAACGAACCTTATGCACTTGGTAATGGGTTTGGAAACTGCGGGATTTCGGACTACCTGTCTCCGTTCCAACAGTCCATTAGCTGGTTCTTAAATTCCCACATCTTTAACGTCAAGGGGATTGTGAATAACAGCTTTATTTTCGACCCCTCGATGGTGGAAGAAAAAGACCTGAAGAGTGATGTGCCAGGAAAGCTTATTCGTATGAAACCGAGGGCCTTTGGCCACGACCTGAGTATGTACTTCAAGCAGATTCCGGTTGTGGATGCGACCTCAGGCCACGTGAACGATATGCAGAATTTGATGCGGGTTGGAAATGACATCTCGGCCATCTCGGAAAATATGCGAGGACTGCAAGATTCAGGAGGCCGGAAGACCGCCACGGAGATTCGTGCAACTGTCGAGGCTGCGTCATCTCGCTTGGCTGCACACGCACAGTTTATCTCTGGCGCGTCTGTGACCTTGCTTGGCAAACAGCTTGCCTTGAATGCCCAACAGTATCTCTCCCCGAATTTCTGCATCCAGGTGCTTGGTTCGGATGGTGCTGAACATCCGATAAATCTGAGCGTGCAAAATCTTGTTGGGGACTTTTACTTCCCAGTTCACGATGGCTCACTTCCGCTGGATAAGATTGCCCTCTTTGATATTTGGCAACAGGCTCTTATGTTCGTTGCTGGAAATCAGCAACTTGCTGGCGCCTACGACGTGGGTAAGATTTTTGAGTTCGTGGCTAAATTGGGCGGTGCTGAGAATATTGACCAGTTCCGACTCAATCATATGCCGGACGCCTCGGTGGCCGCAGAGGTGCAGGCTGGTAACCTTGTTCCGATTGGAGGATTGAACGATGCTGCGCAAGCTTTTTAGTAGATGGAGGGCAGGGGCACTGATTAAACGTGCCTCCGCCTTCAGGCGACAACCATTCAGTAAGACTGAGACTGAAATTCTGATTGGATTTTTCAGGGATAAAAGATTTTCGCTTTTCCTTGAATTTTTGGAATTGACAGTCTCGGAAAATATCTTTATATATTCTAATATCGATGTTGCGAACGAATCTGGCCGTATGGATGCCATTAAGCAACAGAATTATACACGAGGAATCTTAGATGTTCGAAACCTCGTGGAAAGTTTAATCAGGCAGGAAACAGATGAGCACGATGACGATACTGTTCCTGGCATAGATGAGGATAGGTAATATGCCCGATAATTTAGAAGAAACTCAATCGACGAGTATTCCAGAGCCAAACACTCCCGAGGATATTCTCGATACATTTGACCTGGATTTCGGCGAGCCCGCGAAACCAGAGGAAACAGAAAGTAAGACTGAGGAACCAAAGCCCCAGGAGGCGACCACTCCCGAGGGGCAAGCGGAACCTCAACCTGCCAATCAACCGCCTGCTGAAGGAACCCCGACAGAAAGTCCGGCCCAGGACCCGGCTCCAAATCCGGCCCAAGACCAGACCCAGGCCTCCCCTGTGCCTTCAGATACTGAGTTGAAAACCCTTATGCTTCAGATTCTTCAGAATCGGCAAGCACTGCGCCAAGGAGCGAACGCAGAAAAGCAATCAGCGGAAAGAAAACCGGCTGAGGCTCCGGAGGATGAGGACACCAAGGTATTTAAACCGGCTCAGACCGCCGACTACACCTTTAATATTCCTTCAAAGCTCTATAATGGGTTATATGGTGCGGATGTGTCTGACGAGGAGCGTGTTGCGTGCTTGCAGGCCTTTGCAAGTGGTATCGCGACCTCAGTCCACAACCGCATTATGCAAACTTTTGGAACCTGGACGAAAAATCAGTTTGAGGCTATTCCTGCTGCAATTGACTATTTGGTTGCTAAGAGGGAGACTCAGAAAAGCTCTCAGAAATCCATCCGAGATGATTTCTATGGAGCCTTTCCTGAACTCAACAAGCCTGCACTTGGACCGATTATAAAGAGTACCATTCAGGCTGTTGCACGAGAAACTGGGGCTAAAAGCTGGTCCCCAGAGGTGCGCAATAAAGTCGGCACGAGGGTTCGTGAACTCTTGGCTGCCTTTGCACCTCAGGTACCGCAAGCTACGGCTCCGGCTACTTTGACCCCTCGGGCACCAACCCCAGCACCTGCAGCGAAACCTGTAACTGACCCTAACTCGCCCGACGCTATTTTTGATGTTTTGAACTCGGAATACTAGGAAGGGGACCGCAAGGTCCTTTCCCTGGTGTCCACATTTTGAAAGGAGAAATCTTATGGCTATTGCTGGCTTAAGAACAACTGAGAACTTCTCCCCTGCAGAAGTTCGTCCTAAGGACTGGCGCGAAGGTATTTTGCTCCAGTATCCAAATGGTGAGTTTCCGCTTTTCGCGCTCACCTCTAAGATGAAAAAAGAATCTGTTACAGACCCGGAATTCAGCTGGTTTGAAAAGAGATTCGATGCTCGTCGTTTGCAGGTAAATGGTGCTGTTTCCAGCACATCAACTAAAAACGTAACTGTGGCAAAAGATGCTAAGGTTGTTGTAAAAGGAACCCTTTTATACAATGAGGCTACAAAAGAGATTCTCGAAGTGGAATCTGACCCGACAACTGATACAGACTTGGTTTTGACTCGTGGTGTTGCTGGTACAACCGCAGTTAATATTGGCGACAAGAACCAATTGCTCGTAATCGGTACTGCTTTCGAAGAAGGCTCTTTGGCACCGACAGGTCAAGCTTATGACCCATACAAGAGATACAACTACACGCAGATTTTCCGTCGTACACTTGAGATGACCAACACTGCGAAAGAAACTGAACTTCGCACAGGCGATGCTGTTAAGGAAGCTAAGCGCGAGGCTTTGGAATATATCTCTGTGGATATTGAACGTTCATTCTGGTTTGGTAACCGCCACCAAGATACCCACAATGGTAAGCCGAGACGCTTTATGGGTGGGGTCTTGAGTCAAATCCCAACTTCCAATATCTTCGATGCAAGCAAGCTTAAGGATGGCGTAAGCTATGATGATTTGGAAACTTGGATGAAAGACTTGTTCAAGTACGGCTCATCTGAAAAGATGGTGTTCTGTGGTGACTTGGCACTCTTGACCATCCAGAAGATTCTTCGTCAGGCTGAAGGCTCTACTTGGCGCTGGGAACCGAGCACGAAAGAATATGGAATGAACGTAACTCGTTTGTCTACACCTTTCGGAACGCTCGTGTTCAAGACTTGTCCGTTGTTCAGCCAAAGCACTTCTTCAGGTTTGGATGGCGACTCTCCGGTTTATGGCTTTGACTCTTATGCGTTCGTGCTCGATATGGCACACGTTAAGTACGTTTACCTCCGTAACAGAGACCTTAAGTACCAGGCTGATTTAACTCCAGTTGGAATGGATGGTGAAAAGTCAGGGTATATTGCTGAGTGCTCAATTAAGATTGAGTTCCTTGAGAACCACGGCTTGATTAAGAACTTGGCTAAGGCTAAGGAACGCGTTTATAAGACTGAAGCTGTTACAGCTGGTGGCGCTGGCGCGTAAGTTCGGCTTTTTGTGTGGGCCTCAGGGTGTTTGCTCTGGGGCCTGTTTTTGTATAAATTCAAATTGAAGGGAGACGGCTCATGGCTGATATAACTTGGAAAGACTTTTATGACCTTATTCGGCTGGAGGCAAACAAAGGCTCCACGCTTGACGAGCTCATTCCGCTGAAGGTTTTCCAGGCTGTTCGTTCCCTCGAGCAGAATGAATCTTTCAAGTGGAATGAAAAACTACTCCAGGCCAAAATTGATTCCACGTTGGACAACCCCTACTTGCTGGAACTTCCCTCCGACTTCAAGAGTCCAATAACGCTGAACATCTCGACCACCGAGTTTGGGGAATGTATGGACACGCTGGAAATGCAGGACCCAGAGGATTTTGCTTTTGGTTCCGAGGGAAGTCCGGCTTTTGGCTACTGGCTCCAAAACAACCGCTGGATTTGGCTACCCAAGAGCCTGGCTGATGGTACCAGCGTGGCATTCTGGTACAACGCCTTCACGCTCAAAAGCGAGATGGCACCTGAGCTGACCAGTCCGATTCTGCGCTATGGTCAGGAGGCCCTGCTTGGGTTGACGATGCAGAGTTTGGCCGCGACTTGCAGGGAACCAACTTGGCGAGAGCTATATGAACCTCTGGCATCTATTGGTATCAAGACCCTGCATGTTGCCGATGCGGAGCTGAGACGTGCTTCTGCGACGGGAAGTTTTGGAGGGCTAAGGAATGGTTGATTGGTCTGATAAATGGACAGATGAGGCCCCTCGATGGCCTGGCTGTTCAAAGTGGACACCACAGATGCCTGGAACGGATACGTCCTTTCGGGTGCCTCAGGTGCCCCACTGCTTTACCCCGGAACAGAAGATGGAATTTCTTCGTAACCTGGACCTGGTTGGCTGTGCTGATGAGGGGCTTTTCCAGGCCACGCTGAATATCGAACAGGATGATACCCAGGCAAGCGTAAGCACCTCCATCCAGATGATTCAGATATTCCGACTGTTGGAATCTTTAGGCTTTGATAGTTCGGCCCTGATTGAACTCAAGACCGGCTTGGAGGCTCGAGTTTTGACCTCGACCGGAATAGATATTCTGCGATTACTGGAACTTGAACTAGGGTCTGCTTTAAAAGCTGTTGACAGCACGCTCTTAGATGTGTATACTGAAACTAGTTCTGGGGTACAGGTTGCAGAAACTTGGTATGTGATAGGGTCGAGAGATTTTGAATCTGTATCCAGGGTTGTGACTGAGGTTCGGTCGGAGGGCAAGTTGGCCTTGAATCCCAGCTCCGCGAGGGTTGGAGACCTGCTGTTGATTCGGGTTGAAAAGCCTTTGACAGCAACAGTGATGGCTAGGACAATGATTGACCTGGGCTTTTTGCTCCGAACTGAGTCGAGATGCCAGGTTAGAACTGGCCTGGACATCCACTCGGGGTATGGTGTTCGAGGCTATGGGATTGGCCAGTATGGAAAATAATAGAGTGAAAGGATTTTGGGATGAAAGAAAATAAGATGCTTTGTGCAGGAACACTTGAGATAATTGACTTGAAGACTGGGAAGACTATTTTCTCTGGTCATAATAAATTTACCCAGGTGGGTTTGAATGAAATTGCCAAATTTGTAGGCAAAAAGGGTGGAACCGCTCCGACCCATATGGCAGTGGGAACTGGAAATACTGCACCCCAGCTTGGGGATACCGCGTTGAAAGGTTCGGAACTTGCTCGCGTGGCTTTTGACTCCGTCGAGGTGTCTGGCTCCACTGTGAAGTTTACAGCGACCTTTGGTGCTGGTGTTGCAACAGGTACGTGGGAAGAAACCGGGATATTTACGGCGGACTCTGCTGGGATTATGTATTCTAGGTCGGTAACCGGAACCTACACGAAAAAGGACAAGGACGAATTTAAGATTGTTTGGACCTACCAGTTTTCCGACAACAGTGCTGCATAAGGAGGCCCTGAGATGAAACCAGTTAGAGGTTATGTGCGAATTTTCGCAGGAGATGAACTGGTTGCTGAGGGTTGGAATCACGTTGTGAAGTCCGGAATGGTGCTCTTGGCAGAACGAATCGAGAAAGGAAACTCGGTTGTTCTGCCAAACGAGTATCGGCTGGGAGATTCGGCAGCCCTGACCACGGATGAGATGACAGGGTTGCAAGGTAGCCAGATTGCAAGTTTGGATGCCAGCCTGACTCGAGATTCCAACGTGTTGAAATGGTCAGGCTCGTTTACTTACCAGGAGCAGACTCCGAAGGACTGTCGAGAGATTGGACTGTTTCAGAAATCGGAATCTGGTGGAACGATGCTGACGAGATTTCTTCCACAGCAACTTTTTAAACTTACCCAGGGGACTCCGGTGAGAATCTACTGGGAAATTACGATAGGAGAATAAGAGATGGCGACAACGAAAACCCCAGTAATGGGGCTTAATAAACCAGCAAGAGGGGACTTCAACTGGGATGTGCCCTTGAATGAAAACTGGGATAAGCTGGATAAGCTTGGTGCAGGACAGCTACCGCTCTTGTCCTGGATTGATGTGGACTATGTGCTGACAGGGGATGCTGCACTTGGCTGGGCACCACAAGGTTCAACCCTGGATGGGAACACATATACCAGCTTGTGGACATTTATGAAGGCGGCCTATGACCGTGGAACAGCGAAAAATGAAGAACACTATGGGAAGACGTATTCAGTTCGAACTGATGCAACTACAGGGCTGAGATTTGTAACCGAGGCGGTTTACAACCAGGCCTTCAATGATATGGGCGAAAGCCTTGGTCACGTGGTGGATACGGCTGGTGGGGCTAAGAAAATCATCCTGAGAAAATCTTGGAGAACCTATGATGTTCCTAGAGATTATGGCGGTTATGTAGGTCAGGTTGTTGATGAGCAGCTGCCGAATATTAAAGGTACAATTGCTGGTTTACTAGACCCGTCTAAATCAACAAATGGTGCTTTTAAAGTTAAAGATAATGACCCTAATTCAAGTTTTGGTGGGGATGGTAGCTGGAACAATTCTTGGCGTGCTGATTTTAACGCTTCTCTTGTTTCAAGTGCCTACAAAGATGGTGCTAAGGTTATACCACAGTCCAAGTACGTTTTGCGTTACTACAAGGTCGGTAATACCATTGTGAACCAGGACCAGATTGACCTTGGAAACCTGACTAAGGAAATCCAGGCGTTACAGACAAATAAAGCTAACACTAATCTTGGTAATGTGGATGCAACAGGTAAAGCAAATTCTATACTCTGGGGGATGCCTAATTACGCTGCAGGAATCAGTGCAACTTTACCTTACACAGCACCTAAAGCTGGATTACTTTACCTGTCATTGACAACAGGTGAGGATTCTACAAAAAGATACATTCAGGTAAATGGAAGAGATATTGGGTTTGTTATGGGCAGAAGCTCACGTTCAGGTGGTGACTCTAACTGCTATATTCCTTTAACAAAAGGTGATGTGGTTACAAATGTTAATAGTTGTGGTGTTGATAGATGTATCTTCTATCCGTTTAAAGGAGCCTAAAAATGTTGAAATATGCTAAAGTAATAAATGCCCAGACTAAACTTTGCGAGGTTGGTCTTGGTACAGATTCAGAGTTCTATCTTTCTGTTGGGATGACTGAGCAGGATGTTGAGCAAGCATGGGATGGGAATTGGTATCTGACTGGATTCGTTCCTGTGAAACCCGTGCCGACCGACGCTGAGGTTCTTGCTACTCGCGAGTCGCTCTATCCTCAGGCTGACAGACTTTTTAACTCGTATGACCAGGGTGGTCCGAATACCCTTGCTGAGGCTATTGCAGCCAAGGCCCAGATTCAATTTGACAACAAGAAGTCTGACCAAACGGCGATGACCCTGGATGACTTCATCCACAAGGTTTCTCGCGAGTACGAGTTGGCAAACAGCAGAAACGTGGCGAATGATGACCTGAGTTATAAATACCAGGAATCAAATGGAATCGACCCGATTTCTGTTGGCTCCGAGACTATTAATTTGATTCGCACTCCGATTGGTGTTGAGGTGTCCTTGCCGAAAATTTCCAAGGTTCAACTTGTTAAAATCGACAATGTGTCTGAGGACGAAATTCAACTCGTGGCGAACGCTGGCGACAGCATTGATGGTGCTAATCAGCTTGTTGTTCCTGCCAAGAGCATCGTCGAGGTTATTGCCAACAAGGTCTCTTCTTCCTGGGATATCTACAGCCCTGCACTTGAAATCGAGTCCGAGTCGACGATAAACGTGTCTGACCTCTTGGGCAACACTGTTAAGGTTAAAAACCTCCAGTTTGGTATGGGAATGAAACTTGTGAAAGAATCCGAGGATACTGCTCGCGTGGAACTTGATTTGGCATCCTTGGGTATTGCTGATGAGCCACCTTGTTATTATGCCAGCATTGCCAACAATGAGAAGCTGACTGATGACATTGGCAACGTGATTCACACAGGTAGAATCTGGTACGACGATGTGATTGTTTCCAATAAGACCAACTACTTCGACTTCGACAAAGACAACAAGGCTATAGGTATTCAAGAGCCTGATGACCTTGACCCGAATGTTACTGGCGGAATGCCCTATCTGGTAATCTTCCGAGATGTGATGAGCGGGACAGCACCTGAGGATGGCTTTATTGAGAGTGCTGTTCGCGACCGAGATTCTCAGGACATCATAGCTGATGCTAATGGAATACCTTTCGCAGTATATCGTGGCTATTCTGCCAAGGAGAAGTATAAGACCATACGTATCGCAGCGATTGTGGAAGCTAAGAACCTGGTTTATTTGCAACACGATTTGATAGATAATTTCGCCACAAAGGGTTCGATTTCCCTCCAACCCTATACTCGTGGCAACTCCTGCGTGTGTATTCAAGGACTTTCGGCTGATAACCGTTCAGGGCGTGCCTTGACGAAATACGAGATAGATACTGGCGAAAGGGTGCTGATTGATAAGGTCTGGGACGAGGATGCTAAAAAGTTTACTTGGATTCTCAGAGGTTTCGAAACTGCGGATGAAACTCAGATGAAGTTTGTAGATGACAGGGCAATCCTGTTTAACCCGAAACCAAAAGGGACTCCATACCGATTCTCCCTTACCAACACCTATAAAAAGGTTCCGTTTGGTATTGTCAAGAGTGGTACCATTCCTTTTGACTTTGCAAGATGGACAAATACGGAAGGCTATGAATACGGAAATGAGAACAACCTGGTTGCAGATGACGATATGAACATCACTGTTCTGGGTCAGCCGAACCTCCACGCAGTTATCAAAGAGCCCGTGTTTATGTGCTTAACTGAAAAAGTCGGCGAGGACTATGTTCCTATTCAGGGTACAGAGGTTTCCTACCTGCCTAAGGCCGACCACGAAGTTGCTCCAAAGTTTCCGCTGATGAAGGCCAAAATAAAGAATGGTCAAATCATCGGCGTGGCTATGAAGTCAACTTCACCTAACGGAGCGTATATTGAGACTGATAGTCCTCAGTATTCACTCATCACATTCACCATAGACGCGAAAGGAGCAATCTAATGGCTTGTAAAAAGGGTGGAAAGAAGAAATAGTTCTTCGGGTTGGTTGGGCCCAGGCTTTGGGCCCTCCAGCCTTTTGAAAGGAGATTTGAATGCTGAAAGAAGTTGCAACTGATTTGGCCAGGGATGAACTAAGTAAGCTCTCCTGGCGAGTAAACGTGAACCTGAGTCTTATTTTGTTCTTCATTCTGTTCGTTGGAACTATGGCGGTTTATGGCTGGAGGCTCCTCGAGGGGCTGGATGAGCATAAGGACTTCCGGGATGATTTGCATGAGGTTCGGGCTGATATTGCTAGGGTGGAAAAGATTGCCCTGGAGAATTCCTCCCACTACTCGGAAATCAAAAACCTGTTGCTTTGGATTCAGTCCGATGTGCTTGTGATGAAGACCTCGATTGCCAACAAGGCCTTTGGGAACGGAAACGCGAAACTGGTGGAAGTTCAAAAAGACCCACCGAAAATCATATACCAGACTATTGTTCAAGACAAGGAGGGAAAACTGCATGCAGGACCTGCCAAAGAAATCAATGAGCAAAACTAAATTTGCTTTCGTACTCTTGGGACTTACGTTCCTGGGATACATAATTTTGTCCTTGCTCTACCCTGAGCACTCGGAACACTTTGCCAAGGGGTTTCAGGTGCTTTGGACTGGGGCAAGTGTTTGTTTAGGAGGACTTTAAAATGATAATTCGGGATGAAATTTTAAAGGGGAAAGAAATCCCAGCAGAACTGGAACCCAACCTGGAGAAATTGCTTTCCAGGCTGAACTTCCTACGTGAGGTCTGGGGAAAGCCGATGGTGGTGACCTCGGGCTACCGGGACCCAGGGCATAATGCTCGAGTGGGTGGGGCGCCGAGAAGTAATCATATGAAATGCCTGGCGGCTGACTTTGCAGACCCGGATGGTGCACTTGACAACTGGTGTTTGCTCCACCTGGATGTGCTTGAGTCTGCAGGCCTTTGGCTTGAGAGTCCGGACCACACTCCGGGCTGGTGCCATCTTCAAGCGGTGGCTCCGAAAAGTGGAAACAGAGTTTTTATACCATAACAAAGGGAGATTGAAATATGCCGATTCTTGAAATTGTATTTTCCAGCTCGTGGCGATGGCTTGCGGTGCTGGTTTGGCTTGCAGCGTGCTCGGTGCTTTGGCGAATCAGAGGTGGTTGGAAAAAAGACCAAATTCCCGAGAACAAAATCTGGTTCTCCGTGGCGATTGGACTTTTCTCGTGGGGTTGGGGTTTGAACCCTGTGATTGCTATCATTATGGCCTACACAAGTCACCAGCTGTTTGGTTGGGGTAAGTACATCGGGGCGCTTAATGGAGGGGGTTTTAATCCAGACGAGCCTGAGTGTGAACTCATTGATGGGCTGTTGAACCCTTGCCGAGTCAAGTGGAAGTCCAATGTCTGGTGGTTGAAAGACTATCCGAGGTTGTATGGCTTCTTGGGAACATCGCTAACCGGCTTAATTATGACGTTCCAGTGGGGATTGTTTTATTCCTCCCTGTGGGTTATGCTCGCCGGGCTGATGATGGGTCCAATCTACTGGCTGGGTTCCCTGATAGGCCCGAGACTCCGAATTGGTGGCTGGGCTATGGGTGAGTGGTTGTTCGGTCCTTGGCTCGGTTATGTGGCCTTGCTGGGGGTTGAATGAGGGAGGTGGCTCTCGTCCTAGGGTTGGTAGGTGCTCTGCTGGCCCTAGGATTTCAGCACGCGGAAAACTCCCGGCTGGAAGAAGAGAAAAGCTTTTTGACAAATATAAATCGTGCTGTTGCAGAAAGGGAGAAAGCCTATGCGTTGGAAACCAGTAAGCGAATTGAGGCCCTCGAGGAACTCGCTAAAAAGGACTCGAGTTTTGATTGGAATAGGGATATTAGTTCTAGTCCTGTTGTGTTGCAGTTGCGGAAAGACTAAATATGTGGCCTGTTGCCCTGAGCCACCACAGGTCTTGTGTCATCGTACGATAAGAACCCCATTGGAAATGGCAGAATGCCTGGAACAGTACAAGGCTGCGCTGAAGGCTCACGCGAAGCTTGTGGAGGATTTGTCTGGGAGTTGATTTCTTGACAGAAAAATTTTTTAAATCTAAAATAAGATAAATTGAAAGGATTAAAGATGAGCGAAAGGTTAGTACGAATTGACGAGCTGGCGGTTGGGTATACACCTGACCTGCCCGACCAGAAGCCTATCCTATGGGAGGACGGGCGCGGTGTTCTTTTTATGGATAAGACCTTGCAACCTATGCCCGGACAAATACCGCTGATGTCAGCAGGTGTCCAGATAAATGCGGTAAGTGGTGCTGGGGATTTGATATTCCTCGGTACTGGCAATTCTGTGCTAGCCTATTCGCTCAGCACAGCAGAGGCCAAGCTTGTAACCCCGGCAGAAGATAAGACTGTCGGGGATTGGAGCTTCCAACCATTTGGAACCTGGATGTTTGCAGTTCACGGAGGAAAACTTTGGGTCTGGAAACCGAGAGACGATGAGGAATTTATCTTGGATGAGGATGGTGCACCCACGGAGACCCCGAACCCAGCCTACTGGCCACACGACCTATTCCAGCCTGTGGATGGATTCAACTCGATAGAAGTGTCGGCCCGACTGCTTTTAAAATGCAAGAACTTTTTGATTGCAGTCTGCAAGGATAGTATCTACTGGAGTGATGACGATGACCCAGAAAGCTGGGAACCTCTCCAGGGAAATATGGCAGGTAACCTGTTTATTAGGGACATCCAAGAGGAAATTATTGGTGGGGTGGCCCTGGACAACTTCTTCCTCCTGGCTACCACACGTGAGATAGTCCGAGTGGACTACATCAGCAGGCCTTATATCTTCGGCTATAAGTTGATGTTCAAGGGTGCTGGTGTTTGGAATTCTCGCTCCATTGTGGCACAGAACAAGAGTATCTTCGGGTTCGGTCCTAATGGTATTTGGGTCAGCGATGGCTCAGGCATCACCTTTATGGACAACAATGCAGTTGGGGACACCCTCAATATTCGGCTGGACTTGAACAAAACCGGGGAGTGCTTTTGTGGTGCCTGGGGAATTCTCCAGCACGTTTTCTTCTTCATCCCTACACAGGACCCTGAAGAGCCTGTACTTTGTTTCGGATTCAACCTGGCGAACTCAACTTGGACGATGCTCGATTGGGACAGGTTCTGTTCTTGGGAACAGTACTGGGTTAGTTCTTCCGGGACGCTCTACATTGATGACCTGAAGAATGCTATGAATGGCCAGATTGGAGATGGCGATATGCCCCTGGTTGAAGCTGCTGAGGGCTCGATTGGGATGACCTATGAAGGCTGGGGAGATGTGAGTTATGGAGGTAAGATATGGTGTCAGGTTTAGGCTATGTTTATGTAAACAACCAGCTGATTTCCACTAATAGGGGTGAACAAAAACTCTGGATTGAAAGCAAGGACTTGGAGTTTGGAACCCGCTGGCAGAAATACATCGACACGCTGGTTATGGAACTTAAGAACGCGGGCGGAACAAGTGCGACGCTGAAGATTGGATATAGAGACAGACTTGAGGACCCGCTCCAGTGGACTGAGCCTTTCCCTCTTGGAGATGACGACCCAATGCACTGGACCCGAATAACGGCCAGGTATTTTCGCATCCGAATAGAGGATGAAAGTCCTCAGACCATCTGGAAAATTTCCGCCCTAGAACTTTTTGGCCAACAGGCAGGAGGTAGGTTATGATTGAAGCTAGTTTGCCGAGCCCAGGGGAATATGACGACTGGAAGTCCTGGGCAAGTATGCTTGTCAGTGCGTTGCAAAACACCGACTCTGGGGTTGTGAATCTTGGGCTCTGGGTTTGGGACGACACGAAGGAAAGGAACGGTTTGCCACCTGCGATGGATGGCGACCAGATAAGAGTCAAAAAGGACGGAAAGATTTATTTGGGGGTCTATGATGAAAACAGCGGGTGGATTTTATACAGTCCCCAAGGATAGGGCCGAGGAGCTGTTTGGAACCAAGTTGGACGGATTCGAACACTGGATTTGTCTTCAGCGAGACGGGTGTTTTGCTCTTTTTGTCTGTGGTGGCGAGGTCTGGGAATCTCATTGGACCTGCTTACCAAAAGTCTCCGGACTGACAGCTTTTAGGTTCTGTCGGGATGCCCTCCCGGAGGCAAGTCGGCTGGCCGGTACGAGGGAATTTGTTGGCCTGGTAGACTTGATGAACAAAAAGGGTTTGAAGATGGTCAGGTTGCTTGGCTATATCCCGCTGGGTTTTAAAAAAGTAGTTGATAAAATGTATTTAGTGTGTATAAAGGAGATAAACTGATGGGTGGTGCTGTTGGAGCTATTACCGGATTTTCCAATTCTAAGTCCACAAACAAGGCTAATAATGCCTATGCTGCGGAACTTAATGGAGTCCGGAACCAAATTAGAGATGCCTATGATGCTGCACAAAAAGGCTGGGTGGATTATATCCCAGAACTGCAACAGGGTATTTCAGGGAATATAAATTTTGCAAATCAGATTGCTGGACAAGGTTCAGCCTATAATAATTATCTTAACGGGGCTGCTGCGAACTCACTTGGGCTGGGTTATCAAAAAGCCACAGAGAGTATTGCACCGCAACTGGAGGGTGAGACCTACAATCTGATTAAACAAACCAGGGATGAACTAATTCCAGCTGCTAGAAGTTCGGCCATTGATGCTGGTGCTTATGGTGGGGCGAGGGATATGCTCACAAGAGAACGTGTTCAAGAAAACCTGGAGAACCAGATTGTGGCTCAGGCTGCAGCGGACATTGCTAATCAAAGGGCTCAGACTCCAAGTCTGCTCCAGGCTGATGCAAACTCGGTATCGAACTATCTTAACACCGGAACAGCCGGAAACAACTTGCTTGTCAATGCTGCGAACCAACAGCAACAGGCCGATATGGCTAAGACCAACTATCTTTGGGATTTGGCTATGCAATATGGTAACGCTATGGGTTCAAGTCAAGCAGCCTACAATAAGCAAACCAATCCTTGGGTTTCAGGTTTACAAGGTATGTATGGTGGCCTGGGCTCGGATATCAAGATGTTTAGCTCGCTCTTTGGCTAATTGAAAGGAGAACCTAAATGAGTTACATTGAAGAGAATTTGAAAGAATACCTGAGAAATAACCCGGAGGCGCTAAATGCTCTTCCGGGCTCAAGCTTGGGTAAGAAGATTGGCCAGAGGGCTAAGGAACTTCAAGCTGGGGTGGAAAATTCTAACCCGGACTTGTTGACGGACTACAGCCAGTTGCCAAACCGCAACACGGACTTGTTGCCATACCCTGGGGAACAATTCATCAGCCCAGCAAGTGCAATTGCCAAGTCTGGGGATTATATCCACCACGCTGCAGAACGTCCACAGAATGCAGGGGAATTCGCCTTGAGTTGGCTGGCTGGAACTGGTGAAGGTGTCGGCGAGTATATTTTGAGTAAGCTTCCCTGGTTTAAGGATGAGGAAAATAAAGATACACCAACTAAAACCTGGCTCGAGCGCTACATTGAAGATGAGGGTGCCGGAGGTGGCGCGGGTGGCGTGGCTGGTGGCCCAAACATCTATACCTCTGGGGCGTTGCCAAACTTCTCTGTTGGTTTTCGGGCGCCAGAAACAAAGGACCTCAAAGCACCAACCTATGAGGGTACACCCTACAACAAGTGGGATGTAATTGCTGCAGGGTTGGCTAATGCAGACTTCTCAGGGGACTTGCCGGACTTCTCTCGTGCTGTGAACGAGATGAACAGAATCACAGACGAGGGCAATCGAAGCGTGACGGATGCTAAGAATCGCACGGCCGAGGCTCAAGCGGAGTTCGACAGATGGAAAACAACTCGTGACTTGGCAATTGAAGAAGCTAAAATGAAATCCGCCTATATGAATGCCAACTTGGCTATGGCTCGTCAACAGGCTATGGCACCGCGAGCCTTGGGTGGCAATAAGTTTGTCTGGTACGATTCTTCCGGCAATATGCGTTGGGATTCCCTGGATAAAAATGGCGAGGCAAGAACACTTGGTCAAAACGCTGCATTTAGTGACTTTGCAGGGTTGAGTGATAAGGAACTGAGCAAGTTGACCCCGCAACAGATTATGCGTAAGGCTCAACAGCAAAGCCTGTTGCTCCAGGATAAAAACGCTCAAGTTCCATTTATGCAAAATTACTACCTGTCTGCAATGAGCCTGTTGCCTCAGGAATAAGGAGAACTTAAAATGGATGATAAAGCTAAATACGTTAGTAGCTTAGCCGATAGCCTGGTGTGGAATTCCACACTGGGCCTTTTTGGCTTAGAGAACCCTACAGTTGAAACCCAGGAATGGGAAGCAGAGAACCCCAAGATGGCACTTGCCTCGAAAATCGTTCCCCTGGCTGCTGGCACTGCCAAGGCTGCCTCAATGCTCGCCAAGGGGACTTCCTATGGTAAGTGGGCAAGAGGACTGGCCTCGGTGGAAAACACATCCCGGGCGCCATTCTTGGCTCGTGCTGCAAGTGAAGCTGCCTTGATGGCACCGATTGAGGTTGGACGTCAGGCTATTGGCTTTGGGTTGCAAGAACTGAACCCGGAGTGGGAAGGAGGGGACCTGGGTGAACGTGCCCAGGCTGCAGTTACCGACATCGCTGCAGGTGGTGTACTTGCTGGTGGTCTTGGATGGCTGGGCTCAGCTGGTAAGAGTGCTAAGAAAGTGTCCCAGTTCGCGGACATTTCCGGCAAGAACTCTTGGCAACAAAACCTGAGGGCAGCCCTGGCTAAGAGAGCTGAGGGAGTCTCAGAAGAATTGGCACCAGAACTGGAAAGTCAAATTTTGAACTTGGAACGAAAAATCAGGGCGGAAACCAGAACCACACCTGTGAGTGAACTCGAGGAAGGAAACTGGAAACGCTTGAACTCAGTTTTCAAAGGTACGAATCAAATTAAGTCTCGGGCCTTTCTGACTGACAAGGATTTTGGGTTCAGGACCCTGGGTGAGTTGGAAAAGACTGTGGACGGGCTTAAGAAAGATGGCACCTTGCCAGAAGACTGGCTGGCCTACTCGCAATTTCCTCGCCAGGTTTATGCAACAGAAAAACGCGCGATTGCAAGGCTGGACAACTCCGTGCAGGAGTTGCCTGAGGTTGGAAATGGTTGGCGCCTGGGGAAAGAAAAAGATGGGCTCTATGTGCTTGCTCGTAGGATTGGTCAAAAAGGAAACTGGTTTATTACCAAAACTGATGACCCGGCCCATTTCATACCGGAACAGGGCAACCTGCTGAAGATAACCAACTCCGAGGCTTGGCGCGACCCAGACACGGTGTATAAGCCCCTTGGAAACTCCGATGCGGTGCTGGACAGGGCTATCAAATTTTCTGACTATCTTGGTGATGGCCGAGGCATTGAGGGCATCAAGCCTGGGACTACTTGGCAAACAGCACAGAAGATGGCTGAAAAGATGGGCTGGGGTAAAATCGAAGACAACACGTTGGCACAAAACCTGGCAACATTTGCTCGCCGGAATTTCTATCCGACAGCCTTCAAATTTAAGAACTCTCCAGCGGCCCGAAAAATTTATGCTGTTTGGCAAGACACATTGGACACCGGAAAGAGAAAGGCACAAGAGCTGGTTTACGGTAAGCCAAGCGCTGGTGGTGATTCACTCTTGGGTGTAGTTTCCAAGGGTATCAAGCGTGATGACCCGAACTCATTTGCAAACCTGGTACAAAGACTGGCTCAGGAAAATGAAGTTGGATTCAAGGCGCTGCTCAAAATCATCGACGATGAGGTGCCTTATTCTGAGGTGCTACTCCGACCTGAAACTGTTAATACCCTTGGCGAGCTGGGCTTGAAAACCCTCAAGACTATGCAAACCATAGATGACACGTTTTTGTCCGAGCTGATGGGAACGGCCAATGCACTGCATATTCCGAAGAACCAGCTGTTTGGTGCACGCAAGGCGTACTATGGCATCCAACACTACTGGCAAGGTTCTCTTCGCCAGGCGGTGCTGAATGAGCAAGGAAACCTGGTTTATATTGCCTCAGGGGATAACCGTAAGGCGGTGCAAAAGATTGCCTCGGGGGTTGTTAAAAAGGCCCAGGAGCAGGGCTCCAACTGGAGACTTGGTGAGTTCTGGATGAAAGACCGTGCGATAGACCTCAGGCAAGAAAAGCTCCTGAACACGGCGGACGACTACGTGCTGGCAAACAAGTATGCACTGGATTTTGCCAAGGCAAACCCTGATGTGGCCAAGTCAAGTTTCTTCTATCCCAGAGCCGGTGTGGAGGGCTGGAACAAGGCCCAAACAGCAAAGGAGCTGGTGGAGAATATGAGCTATTCGTTGGAAAACAAGTATATCTGGCTGAGTAAGGAAATTGCCGAGCGGGTTACGCAAAAGGATATTGCAGCCCTGGGTATTGATGACCCAAGAACTGCAGTTATGCTCGAGGACACGCTGATGGCCCTCAAGGGCGAACAAGGGGTGTTCAGCCAGCTGGTTAACAAGACCGCAGATAGCATTCTGGCTCCGGTGCTCGGAACTGACTCCGCCACCAAGATTGTAAGAAGTATGAATGCTGCAAGTGCCCACTTAGACTTGGGTTTCGCGAACATAGCCTACGCACTGTCAAACATCCTGCAACCAATCACCACAGTGTTGCCTCAGCTTGCCCTACTCAGGGAATGTCCTGCAGCCCTCCAATGGGCCTATGATGGTGTACCTCTGGTGAGTAAGACTGGCAAGGGTTTTGTGGCCAACACGCTGAGTCCACTTAAGATTATGTGGGAAAGTATCCGACTGATGGGAAATCCAAAACTGGAAAAAGGTTTCTCTGAGTTTATGGAACAGATGATTCGAGATGGTGCGCTCAGCCCGAGATTCATTGAAAGCTATATCGGGGAAAACTCAGGTCTGGGGACTGGTCTAGCTGATAGTCTAAGGTCTGGTGACTATTCCGGGATGCTCAGAAATATGGCAACAATGCTGCCAACGTTCTCCGAACAGGCATCTCGTGGCTATGCTATGACCGTGGGCTATAAGCTCTTTAACTCGATGCACAAGGCGGGGATGATATCCAAGGAGCAGGTTTACCTTGGTGCTAAGAAATTCACTGAGAACACTATGTTCCAATTTGCAGCGAGCGACCGGGCAAGGGTTCTTCAAGGTCCTGTTGGTCAGGCTTGGGGTTTGTTTAAAAACTGGACTATGCACTATGTAGGCTGGCAAATGCAATACCTCGATGCTGGACTTCGCTATGGGGCTTGGAAACCTTATCTGTACTCCAACTTGGCAACGAGTTTGCTTGGTGGTACTGGCGCGAGTGAGATTGGTGCCACCCTTGAGCGTTTCACGGAATGGGCCTCGGATGACAAGATGAGCAACTTGCTTTACGACCGCTGGGGAGATGGAACGGCTAGCAATATGCTCCTCTATGGCATCCCTGGTGCTTTTGGGTTTTCTCTGCAGAGCCAAGTTAATTCCCCTTTCAGAGACCCTGGAGAGGAAACCCAACGTTTTATGGGCTTTGTTTATGGTAACCGACTTAAGAGTATTTGGAACGGACTGGCAAGTGGTATTGACTACTATGCGACCACAGGACAGAACCCGGCCGGGGACAAGAAGTTCTGGGATGGCCTTGTTCGAGGCTTGGCACCAAAGATGCTCTACAGACACACCCAGGTGGTTAATGACACGCTTTACTCGGGCTCTACGGGGACTAAGATTGCAGACCTGACACCACTTGAGGCCCTGAGCTATAAGTACTTCAACCTAACCCCGACACGCGTTGACCAGGCCTTTAAAATCTCCCGCGAGATCTGGAACGACAAGGACAAGCGGAGTCAATTGACTCAGCGCTACTCGGATGTGATGAGCCAGGCGATGGTTGAGCAAGATGGAACCCTGATGTATCGGATTATCCAGCGGGCCCTCATCGACGGCGTGGATGTGGACTCGGTTCTCTCGGGTGCACAAAAGAGGGTGGAAAACTCGATGTTGACCCCTCTGCAACGCAACGTGGACTATTATGGTGTTTGGGGAGCTACGAGTGGTGAACTTGGGCTCTGATAAGCGGTGCTAAGCGGTGAGCCGTCTTTCGTCATCGAGGCGCGGGACGGCTTTAAAATCTTGGCAACAAACAACAAAAAACGGAGCACATATAATTTATGCTCCGTTTATTTTATGCCCCAAAACACGCAAAATTTTACGCATTATCGGCCGGGTTTATCTTCAAATCTCCGCCCCATTTCCTTTTTAATTTCCGCCACGTCCAGCCCACCTTCCACCATAGCCAGGTGCTCAAAGTAAAACATCCAGAGAGCTATGTCAACATAACCCTGGAGGAGAAGTTCCCTGGAGGGAGAGTTTAGATAGCGGACACAAAGACCCTCGGTCAAGTTTTGCAAAGCCCTGAGTGCGGAAGTCAGGTTGGCTGGATGGGCGGTTTTCATATAGGCCAGGATATATGGTAGTGATGGGGTCCAAGGCTCCTCAGGCTGGGCCTGGGCCTTGGGCTGTTCTTCGACAAGCAGGTTCTCATTGATGTGAATTTCCAGCTTGCGTGGGAAATCAAACTCGAGTTGGGTTGGCTCAGGCATCTTGTATCTCCTTTTCAAGTTTCTTTATCTCGTCATCAAGATAGAACCTGGCCTTACGGAGGTCCTGGATTGTTGGCGAACCATCCTTGAGGCCTGCACGCCAAATGTACTTGATGACATTTCCCAGGTTGAAGTTAAAGTATCTAACGACGTCAAGACACTCGACACCTGAGGGGTTCTTGTTGTAATAGTCGGGGTGCTCGACCTGGGTGCTGTTGGGCACGACAGGGTCGGGGCATTTTATTTGATTGGCAACATACTCTTTATATCTTCTGCTGAGTTCTTCTAATTCTGCTTCTTTAGTCATCTCTGGTCTCCTTTTCAATCTTGTCTAAGAGTTCGTGGATTCAGCACTTCCTCAATCTTTTTCTCTAAATTGCCTACAGATATTTGGCAATAATGATGGCATAGATGCTGCTGACATTCTTTCAGCAGACGGAATAATTTACCATTAAGGGTATCAGCCACGCCTAAGTCATAAGCAAGTTTATCTCGCTCAGATTTAAGTTCCTGTATTTCATTTTTAAGTGCTTGATATTTTTCGGTCAAATTTGGCATCCCTCTGTTCTCCTTTCTACATCGGTTTGTTAATATCTGGGCCTGGCTTGAAGTGCCTATAACCCTTGTTATTCCACTGCGTGAGGGTTCCCTTCGGGGCCTCGCACTCTTCAATATAGCCCGCGTTGAGCATAGTCTCAATGAAGTACCCAATTTTATGCGTGGCGACCTTGCTGGCAAGAATTTGCACGAGTCGACGCTCGGGAAAGATTGGGGTTCTGAGGGTCAGGCGAACAATAGCCAGCTTGATTTCATCCAGCACGTCTTTGTCAGATTCCTTGCTCATATCGCGGAAAATCTCTGGCATATTGTGTTCCAGCTCGAGGAGCCATCTTTTGGCCTGGAGCAGGATATCCTTGGAGATAACTCTTGAGCCCTGAGCAAGTGCCAGACACATTGATACCTTGAGCCAGTGTACTGAACGACGAGCAACATAGCTGGCCAATCGTGGATGGTAAGGAACTGGTTCCATCTTCTCATCTACAATCCAGGTGTCAATCAAGTCCAGGGCCTCGTCGGTAAATTCCAAGCGACCTTGAGTTCTCAGAATCCCCTCGACAGCTGGTTCATACTTGGCAATCGGGAACTCAGGTAAGGCCAGGCGTTCTCTGGTTCTGAGGGTCTCAGCTCGCCAATCGTAGCACAGCACCAATCGGGAACAGAAACCCAGGGACCAAGCCTCCTCAGGCAAGACGTTATTGAGAAAGCTTGGTTGGGTGCCAGAGATGAGGTTCAGAACTGGATACTCGAGGGTTTGCTTACCACCTCCTCGGGTCATCTCAGAGAAGCTAGTTGGGCAATCCCAGAAGTCATTTAGTACGTTCAGAACGCTGAGGTCATAGGCCTTCATATATGTTCCGTACTCACGAGGTGCCACTGAGAGCGGATGGGTATTCGTGGCGACTCGGTTCATATCTACTGGGGATGCACAATCCTGCATAAAGTCAAGCAGACCTGGAATAGTAGTCGTCTCGTCGCCGATGAACACCTTGCCCTTGGAAAGTTTCCAGATTTCTTCCACACGCTTGAGCACGATTGACTTACCGACACCAGGAGGGCTCACCAACAAGATATACTGATTGGCGAAAAGTTGACCCTTTCCAATGTCACACCAGAACCGGCGTTGTGCCAGTCCGGCTATGGTTGCAATCGCTGCCCAACGGCGAAAGAGCTCAGGAGATTCTGAGCCCTTGGTATCATTAACAAAATCATCAATCAGGTTTCCAGTCGAGAAGATTGTTGGCTGGAAGATTCTTTCTTGTTCTGTCGTCATTGCCTTTATACTTTCTAATTCCATCAGGGTTTGCTTGTGGGTTCTTGGAGTCAAAGTGTGCCCAGTTCCAACCGGTTTCAGCATCTACACCAATTATCATAATTCGGCCGTCGATTGGCACTGGGAATATCATTTCCTGGAGAATGGCCGGAAGGAGCTCGTCCTCTCGGTCCTCAGGGTATTGTACAACGATAGCATCGTGGACCTGGGCCAGAAGTTCAACATCCCGACCTTGGAACTTTCGTTGTACTCGCCAGGCCGCGAAGTTCAGGGTGTCGGCGATGGTGCTCTGAGGTTCAAACGCAATAGCTTCTCGCCAAGTTGCAGCCTCATCTGCACGACCAAAGAAGATTCGCTCACGGCCATAACAGGTGGTTACCTTGTGTTCCAGCTGGACGGACCGAATAACTCGTTTGTGCCACGCTGGGATACCAGGGAACTGTTCGAAATACTTTTCCTGGAACTCTGCAATAACAGGAACTGGCATATGCAAGTGTCCTGCCATTGTCGGTGGAGTGCCAAAGTAGTTAGTTCCGTGACCACCTCTCTTAGCCATATCTCGAACAGAATGCTCACGATAGAAAGGTGTGTTGTTGGCAATCTCCTTGTCTTTTTTAATATCCCCTGTCCAAGGCAAATCGTGCCAAACAAGTCGAGCCACCACTGTATGCGCATCGCCCTCGTCGCAAGCCTTTATATAGTTCTCGTCGCCAGTAATATACCCTACGGCTTTGGATTCCGCAGCCTGGAGGTCTATGTATGCAATCTTTTTGCCAGGGTCAGCAACGAAGATTTCCCGGAGCGAGTTGGTTATGTTCTGCAGGTTCGTGCCTGAGCCAAATGCGGAGGTTCTGGATGACCAACGTCCGGTCTCAGTTCCGGCCACAGAATAACTGCAACGGATTCGATTATCAGGGTCAATTTCAGTCCTGAGCACGGAAATGAGTTTTCCCAGGTCGTGGAGTTTCAAAACCAGCTTGCAAAGCGGTCGAGCAAACAGGTAGCTGTCTATCAGTTTTTCCATCGCATTTCTGTCGGTGGTCACTTTACCACGGAACATCACAGGTGCGCAACCCAAAGCATCATAGAAAAAAGCTTTGAGCTGTGCTGGGCTATTCGGGTTCAAGGGTTGGTCCCAAACTGCCTCGGCCAAGCGGTCCAGCATTCGAGCATACTTTTGATACTCGTCCTCAAGTTCCTCAGCCAAACGCTTGGCTTTCTGGCGGTCGACAAGAAAACCCTTGAACATCATTTCCAGGGCTACCGCTTGCGAACTGAACTCCCACTTGTAAAGCGTTCTCGTGTTGTCATTAAAGAGAGGAATAAGTTTACTCCAGATTTCATAGGTCAAACAACAGTCAAGACCATTATAAACCCAGAGGTTTGTCATCTCATCTGCAGGGACGAAATCCTCTGTGTGAAATTTTAGCATAGGGTCTCCTTTCGTTAAAGTTTAAGGCCGGACATTTTGAAATTAGCCAGGCTTGCAAGACGTTCAAAAGTTATTCGGGCAAAAGCCACGGGGGTGAACAGGCTCAAGAACTTTTCACGAGGTAGATGCTCGAATCCAAAAGGGGTAATGAAGTCAACCTCTCGAGAGCCATTTCGAATGAGGCGAGAAGAAAGGGACTGCAAGTAAACCAGTTCCCAATGACCATTAACCTTGTGGGCCCAAATAGTTCCCGGACGCAGAAATTCATCTCTCTGGTTTGGTTTCATCAGGGTTTCTATCAACTTGTCCATCGCTTTCGTATCGCTCACTGTAACCTCCCAAATAATCAAGCATTGCCATAAAGTAAACCAAAAGGGCTAAGATAACCACCCAGGATATAAGTTCTAAAATCAGTTCACCCATTTTATTTAAGCTCCTTTTCTTCAAATCTTCGCATAAGTTTCCAGCTGGCCTCGTTGGTATAGATTGAGCCCATAAAGCCAAGGCTCTTGGGAAGTTCAGCAAAGAGACAATGGTGCATAATCATAGTGTCATCGCGGAATCCAAGGGTCTTGATGTTCATAACCCGCCAGAGATATTGGATATCATATACTCCGTTCTGGAGAACCTTTTCAATCTGGGCATTCTCGCAAACGTGCTTGATGACTGCCCACGCAGAAAGTTCATCCAATGGGTTCGCCCAATAATTCCAGGATGGCTGACGCGAGTCAGTGATGGGGATGCAGATGGAAAGCCGAGGGGAGATACCAAAGCCTACGCAAGTGATTTGCCCGTCCTTGGTTTCGATATCAAGGGTGAGCCGTCTTTCTGCATTAAGAAGTTTTTCGCATTCAGCCAAGTCTTCTTTTGTCTCTGGCACCCAAACTTCCCGGGAAGGTCGAACTACTTCAGGGTAGAGCATCTCCCTTTTGGCTTTCATCAAGTCAGCACCTGCAATAACCTTCTGGCTCCAGTCACGCATAATGGTCACTGGGTGGTAGGTCGGTAAGACTTTCTGGCCTGGAATCAGTGGGGATTCCAAACACGTTCCTCGGATGGGTGTGAACTTGGTGCTGTCTAAAACCGCCCAGGTGGCCAAGGAGCCAAGACAGAGGACCAGGTTTGGTTGGAGGGCTCGAATCTCGTTCAACAGCGCGTTGACCTGAGATAGGAATCTGGGTTGGAGATATTTGCCAGATTTGATAAAGGCCCTCGGGTAGCTGGGCATCCCAAGTTGCTGGGCCTGAGCATCAGCCTCCTTCTTGCCCACACAGAAGTCCTCGATTTTACCCGAGCCTGGACGTTGCTTTATCACCGGGAGGACCTTGACTAAAGCTGGGTCAATACCAGCCTCAGCTACCAATTCCCAAAAGAGCCGGCCGGTCTCCCCTGAAAGGAGCCGACCAGTTACAAGGTCGGTTTTTCCAGGGAACTCGGTTACAACAACCAAGAATGGGTTGCCCTGAACAGGGGCGGAATTTTCATTTTCACTCATCAGGCTCCTCCCTTAGATATCCAGGTTTGAAAGGTCCAGTTCTAAGTCAGCAGACTTAACCCGCTGTTTTTCTTTTGCCAGCCACTCTTGTGCCTTTCCGGCAATCTCAGGGTCCAGCTCGATGCCAAGAGCAAACTCAGGTTTGTATTCCAGACTTGCCATAATGGAAGTCCCAGAGCCACAAGTCGGGTCCAGCATTCTCGTGTGGCTATCCACAAAGGCGGAGAGCAGATGCCTCTCCATTTCAAGCGGTTTCTCACTGACGTGGAATTTCTTAGTGCAAGGCCAAGGAAACAGATTGGCGATACACTTCACCACTGGTCTGCGAGCCCTGATATAGATGCGTGCATATTCACAGACGTTGCGCATACCACAGGTTGGGTCAGCAATAATACCCTTGTTGTCGGACTTATACCAGTGGTAGGGTTGCAACAGTGGGGTGAATCCCATAGCCTCAAACTGCTTGTCTGTCCAAGCTTGGAACTTGAGGCTCATCCAGCAAATCACGTGACAGGACTCAGCCAACAGGCGGTCTTGGGCTCGGGCTAGTGCTTGCACAAGCTGGATATAAACTTCCGGGCTGTCGTCATAATTGTCAAAATTCTTGGTGTTGCCTTGGGAGCTCTTTTGGTGGTTGATTCCGTAGGGGAAGTCGAGGTGGAGGAGGTTGAACTTTGGCCCGCTGTAGGTTTCTGCCCACTCAGTAAAGTTTCCAGCAATAATTTGGACTGTTGGGTAGGGGTCTTTCGCTGATGAGCCAGATACTGCAACTGATTCTGTTTCCACGTTCGGTAGGCCTCGAGTGTCATCCCCAGTCGATTGGCTGACGCTAGTTCCGCATCTAAGAGCACCTGTTTGAGGTTTTGGTTCTGTTTTTGGTTCTGTTCCATTCTTGCTTTCCTCCAGCATATCATCTAAAAATTGTCCCATATCTGCACGAATATTCTCTATCGTGCGTGCATTTTCTCTTCGACAAATCGAATAGGCCGAAGTCATATTATCCGCTGCGAATACTTTCGGGTTGTCTCTGTTTGCCCAAATAATTCTGGCACGAACAACAGAGGATTCTGAGATTCCCAAATAGCCAGCCAGTTCCTCATTGGTGGAGCAGTTCTTCAGCTGGAACATTTCCTCGATGGCCTGGACATACTCCTGCCAGGTGAGGTCTTTTCTCTTGATGTTTTCTTCCAGCTCGATTTCGTGACGAACGGAGGGAGAAAGGGTATCCAAGCGGGTACAAGGGATTGTCCCAGGGAGCTTACCCTCGGAGGCCAGTTGGCTCCAAGCTGTGAATCTGCGTTCGCCGGCGATAAGATAGAATTGCCCATCAACCTCCTCGACAACAATAGGGTTGATTAGGCCAACATTTAGAAGAGATGCTTTTAAAGCAGTTAAATCGCCCAGGTCTTTTCGTTGACGGTCTGGACGAATTTGAATAGAAGAGAGTGCGATTTCCATAAAAGGCTCCTACGAAAAGGCCCAGGAGGGAGGGTGGAACGGCTGGGAGATGGACTCCTAGCTCCTGCCCTCTCCTGGGCTCGGTTTGACAAGATTATTCAGCAGACAAGAAGGAATTGATTTCTGCAAAAACTGCAGTTCCGTCCTTAGATGCACGGTGGCCGATAACTGCAACAACATTATGACCTGCACATTCAGCAAGCATCTCAGAGAATGTTTGGTCGCCTTCAACATCAAATCCAGCTTTACCTAAGAAATCTTGTAAGCGCCACATAGATTTCTCTGTGAGATAGAATTGAGTCTTGAGTGTAATGTCATTGAGGTTATCAATGTTTGCCAAAGCTTCTTGGTCAACATCTTCGCGAGCAGAAATAGGTTTCAAACTGATTTCAACATAAGGAGTTTCGTTTTTAGAACTTGTGCCAGTTGAATAACCTGTGATGCACATATCATAAGCACCAGTAGGTAATGGTTCTGGTTTTTTAACGTCTGAAACTTTTTTGTCTAACAAAGCTGCGAAATTGATACTCATAAGGATTTCCTTTCAAAAGAACCGGGTAATATTGTAGCTTATTGCCCGGATATTGAGGTGGGAGGCCAGAGTGCAGGTAGGAGTTGAAAACCTTGCTAGCTCTGGGCTACAAACCTCCCATAAAAGAGGTGGGGACAGGAGATAAGTATGAAGAGGTAGGGAGGAGAAATAATATGCCTGTCCCCAAGGGTTGGGCCCAAGGGCCCTTAGCTTTTCACGTCCTTGAAATATTCAGCCAAGCCGGTTTCAATCGAGTACTGGTCTTTGACCTTGGCTGGATTCGGACTCTTCAAGCCCATCATCGGACTTGCCTTGGTTTTGAAAACTCGCTTGGAGCCAACAAAGCCAGCCCAAATCATATGGTTGAAGTATCGACCGACCTTTGGAGGAAGCTTGGTGCCAATGGTGTTTATCTGAGCCTTGACCATACCAGTGCCTTCGTCGTTCAGATACTTGATATGCGAGTTGATGATGACGTTGCACTGCAGGTCGGTGGAGAAAAGCAGGCTGAGGACATCTTCAATCAGTGACATAGCCAAACCCCACTCCTGGATTTCAGGTTGTTTCCCTGTGTGTCCATTCCCAGCCAACACGTGTTCAAGAGCTGCGTCGGACATAAACGTGAGGGAGTCGATAACAATGATATGCTCGCGAGAGGTATATTTCTGGGACCACTCGGTCAGAAGCTGGAGTCCACGAGCGAAACTCTTGGGCGTGCCCTGAATCAGGATGTTACCACCAACAGCCTTTTTCTTTTCTGTCAGGGTTTCATATTCAATATTCCCCAAGCACTCTTTCTTAACCTGGGATGCAAGCACATCCAAGCCGTTATCATAGTCAAGGATGTGGAGTTTGTACCCTGCATTGGCAAGACTTGCCAGGGCACCAGTTTTACCTGACCCTGTGTCGCCCATAACCAGCATTTTAATCGGGGCATTTTCTGCGTATGTTTCTAGTGTAGGCATGTTTTATCTCCTAGTGGAATGATTGATGTTAGGTTGGAATCGAGGTTATCGAACTCAGCTAGGTTCTCTTTTGAGATGTGGTTTCGAAGTTCCTGGCCGAGCTGGTTCTCAACATAGGTTTTGGTTGCGTGAACCTCAAAGATGGATGCAGCGCCAGAAAAGTGGACATCCACGGCTATGTTTCCATCACCCAGGCCCTGGGTGGTAATTTCAACTTTTAGCATTCTGTTCTCCTAGCTAAGTTGGTTTAAAAGGGCTATTATGATTGACATAATGAGAACCCAAAGAATCCAGTCATTACGAAGCATCCGGCTATTCTCCTCTCGCCTGTGTTGGGTCCCAAACTCGCTTGGTGAAGTCCTCTCGGAGGATTTGTGCTCGAAGACCTCGAGGTGCCGTACAGATGGACTTGAACGGACAGCCGGAATATTTGTTACAGCTCTTGTCGTTCTGTGGCCAGGAGCCCTTGGTCGCAAAGTACTCGGCAAGAGTCAACCAGTGCTTTTGTTCTTCCAGCCACTCGTTGCAATACTCCTTGGAACGAAGTGTAAGCTGACGAGCAAAGTCCCCAGACTTCACGTTGATTGCATCCACGAGGACGCCCTTAATAGGGGTATCGTAGCAAACCTCCCCAGCGATTGTATAAAGGGTCATTTGGGTGTCAGGATTGTACTGGCTAAAATAGAAGTCCGTCAGTGGCATACTTGTTGTCTTGTGGTCCATAATGTAGAGGCCAAGAGAACCATTGTCTACAAGGCGGTCGATATGACCTGCAAACGAGAACACCTCACCGTGGGCGGATTCAAGTTCGCACTCGAACTGAAAGTGAAGTTCAATCCCCAGGGTGCCATCACGAAAACTCTTGGTCGTGCAAGGGTCGTCTCGGTAGCGGTCCAGGTAGCTCTGGGTTAGCCCTACCAAAGAACGGCTGTTTCTGAGTGGGTCTTCGTAAGAATCTATGTTGGCACGAAGTGGGCTCTGAAGTTCCCTCTTGAGGGTCTCTCGCAAATTTTCCTCGAAAGCCATCCCCTCGAATTGCCGACGATAAAAGCCCTCAAGGCCCTCGTGCAGGGCAATACCGAAGTCCAGTGCAAGTGCGGTCTTTCTTGTGGTGTAGCCCTGGATGACCTGATAATAATATTTTCTTGGACACTCTTTGAAAGTTCCCAGGGATGTTGCATCCCATACAAGCTGAAGGTATGGATTCTCTGTGGAAAAAGCCTTATTGACAGGCAAGGCAGAAGATTCCTGCTCCGTGTTTTGTTCGGTCATACTTGATTCTCCCTATAAATTTAAATCCTTCAGAAGTGCTTTCACAGCATCCTCGGAAAGTTTCGTTTTTCCTCGAGGTGCTTTCGGTGCTGATTCTTTTTTCAGCCAATGACCTCGGTTAGCTCGAAGTTTCTCAATCATCACCATCATATCGTTCTCGGTTAAGAATTGAGGGTCTTTATTGAAGAGTCTATCAACCGACTCTTTATCTGCCTCAGCTATCGGATTACTCGCTTGGTCTACCGCTGTTACCATCTAATTCCTCCAGTTTTCTATAATCATCTTCCTTGTTTTTTGCCTCAATAAGTTTTCCAACGTACCGCTCTATCATACCACGGATGACCACAGCAGGTTCCGCAGGACAGAGCTTGTTCAGCATATAGTGGGTTTCAGGTTTAATCCTGATTGTCAACTTTACCCAATCTGTTTTCGCCATTTTCTTCTCCGTGATAAATTAAATAGATTCCAGGTTTCGAAGTGAGGAGCAATGAAAGTTTGCTATAGTGTGGATTTAGCTTGCGCACCTGATAAAACAGTTGTTTGAATTTCCCCTCATTACTCGCCCACACTCGAATACCTAACGGTGTCTCCAGAGCGGAACGGAGGAGGTTCTCAACGAGGATAAACTCATCCGTTCTACTCATTGGAAAGTTCCTTACAATGAAATGTCTTCAGAACGAAGTTCAATAATTTGAACTGCACGAGCGTATAATTTTTCTTGGTGTTCAGCCAAAATAGCGTCAACCATTTCATTGTACTGTTCTTTAGTAAGTTTAGACTTACTGTGACCAGATGCAGCGAGCTTTTTGTTCAAAGCTTCTTCAGCCAATTTTCTCATTTCTTTTTGAACTGGGTCTGTTGTAGAAACAGAACGGATACCAAATTCATATTTAGCTACATAGTCATCAATAGAAGCTTGGTTGATTTCTTCACCCTTTTTGATTCTCGGAGCGATGTTGTTGCGAACATTCTCAGAAAGAACTTGGTTGAGGGCAGAAGCTTCATTAGCTGTCAATACGTGACCTTCTGCAAAAGGTTGTGGAACTGTGAACGGTTTGTCGTTGATTGTGATGTTTTTTCTAGCTGTTTCTTCAGTAAATTGTACCATTTGATTTCCCCTTTCAAGAGAGTTAAAAGTTAAATTAAAATACGAGGTGGCGAGGAACAGACCTGGCTGGGCGGACCACAGAAAGGAAAATGCAATAACAAACAACTGGCCTTTTCCAACTTGGCTCTGCTCTTTTCGCCGTTTACAAAATCAATATAATATATAAAACCCGGCTTGTCAATAATAAAGTGCTTTGCTCGGTAAAATATTTTTGAAGGCTCGTGGGACGGCCCAGCACGGGCGGAGGTTGGTCTTTTCCTGGCCGGGGTTTGGAACTGAGCCGTCTTTCGTCATTGTGAAATTTCCTTAGTCCAGCTCTTCCACAATAAAACCTAAGTCCGCCATACCCTCGGGGAGCAAGTAGAGCCACACGCCATCGAGCACAGCTGGGAACTGCTTTTGCTGGAGCAGGGTCGCAACCTCTTCCTGGGTGGACATCGTGCCAGGCTTGATAACTATGGCCAAGGAGTCATAGGGCGAGGTGTTATAGAGCGGGTGGTCGAGCGGATAGGTTCGAGTGGATTTCTTTCTCTCACGGACGCACAGGCTGGTCATCCGGTTCCTCATCGAGACAGCGCTCTCGAGGCGAGGGAAGAATACTCGAATTCCCTTTGGGCTCTGGAGTGCACGCTCCATCAGGTCGTGTGGAGCAACAGCATTACGTTCAATTTCTTTAGGCATCTTTCTGGTTTCCTTTCAAAGAGGGTTAGGCCCGAAATGGGGAGGTTTGAATTTGGTCTTTGATGAGTTGCCACTGCAGAGCATCCTCACGTTCGAGGGCTTGCGCAGGGCCACAGGCTGGGCAGAGCACTGGGTCAAGGATGGAACGGTCCTGGGCCTCAAGCATTTCCAATGTGGGTTTTATCATCCCATTCTTTGTTGGCCAGCAACGAGAGAACTTCAGCTCTTCCAGCTCCATTTCTTCATTAGGTCTATCTATTTGCAGTTCCCGAACCTCATCAACTATCTGAGCCACCAATGGTTTCCAATAGGGGTCTCGAGTTATGATAGTTTTCATCTGACTCAAACGAGAACCATCTGCAGGTTTGAGGAGCCACTTGAGTGTGGCTTGAATCTTTGGCACGAACTGGATTCTAAGTGGAATCTCATAACAACCTTGTTCCACCATAATCCAATACCCTCGAGTCTCTGCCACAATCTTGCCAAGCCAAGGTTCCTTGCCTATGGCATCCACAACCCAGAAACCCAGGTCAATAATTTTGAACTCCCCAGAAATCTTACTGAATCTCGAGCGGGATGTGAGGTTCAATCCTCGCTTCATCTTCGGTCCTCCAGGGGTACCACTTTTCTGTACTCTCATTCTTCATCTCCTCTATCCCAAGCAGGACGCAGGCCGATAAACACCGGGTGGCGAGGTCGGTCCTTTGCCCCTGTCGGGAAATACTTATAGGTTATTATTTCATCTTTCAAAGCCTCTGGGTGTCCCAAGTACCATATGCGGTCATCCTCAGTCAGGCCATCAAAGGTTCCAATGGAGAACTGCACGCCAGCATAGGGTCCGTTGATTCCCTCCACTAGGATTCGGCCCAGCACATTCGTCTCCTCCAGGCCATCCTGAGCCGAGCTACGTTCGGCATAGCCTAGTGGTGTAGTGGTTTGCTCGTTGGTGTTGTGCATCCGTGGGTAGACTTCCAGCACCCTGGCTTCCGCCGTGGCAAAGCGCTTGAGTTTAAGCATTATCTGGTCGCGGAGTGTTCCCCTGCCGTGCTTATAGCTGGCCTCTGGTTTGCGAATCACGACACCCTCAAATCCATCGTACAGCGCGTGGGACTCAAACCCCAGGAGATTCTCGGGGTTGGTTACCCAGACCTGGGTCACGAGTTCTACCCCCGCTGGGAACCTCTCTGCCAGACCACGAAGCACCTCAAGCCTGTTGGCAAAGGGGAGACCAGGCTGAGCCCAGTCAAACACGCAGAACTTAATCGGGCCATCATAGGCTTCCCGACGAAGTTTACCTCCGGCAGTGTTGAAAGACTCGCCCGGGACGATGAACTCACCGTCGAGGCCTGAGGGTAGGCCAGCTGAGCAGAGCTCTTGGGCCAGCCGTTTAATGGCCTTGCACACGTGAGGTTTACCTGAACGAGCATAGAACCTGCCCTCCCAAAACAAACCTCGATAGCCATCAATCTTCGGGCTGGCAAGGAACGGCCAAGAGAGCGCTGGAAAATCTTTCTCGGTTATGGCTGTTGCCAGCATCGGACGAGGGACAGAGACGAGGGGACCAGCCGGTTTGTAGGGTCGAACTGACCATCCCTCATTCTCCACCAAGTTTTTATAGAGCTGTTCAAATTTACCCTTGCTCATCTTTATCAATCTCCCTAAAAAGTTCAATGTTGTTTAAAAAGTTATTCTGGGTTTGGCTAAGCAGAATCTTACTTGCGTGTCGATACTGGGCAAGTTTATTCAAGAGCACTTCTATGGTACCCAAATCTCTGTAACCAATCTTCGGCAGAAGGGTTCCATCCAGCAGTATCCAATAGAGTTCCTCAGCTTGGGCAAGATAAACCTTGCCCTGCCTGTCCTTGATTGCGTGGATTCTAGCCTGGTCAAATCCAGGCGAATTTGAATTGTTCATAAGTTTCTCCTTTCGTTTAATTCTGAGCTTATTATATCATAAAAAGATTTTCTTGTCAAGGATGAACCGAAAGGCTGGGTGGAGATTATCTGGCCTCACCGGATAAATCCCAGCCAAACGCCGGCACTTCCGCGGAGCCTTTCTTCCAGCTCAGGACGTCGATTTTTCCTGGTTGGGTTCCAGCCCAATTCTCCTTTTCTGGTTTCCACGCAGACTCCTCAATCCAAACCAACTGGCTTTGGGCCCTGGTCACAGCAACATAAAAGAGATTCCGCTCTTCCTTGCGTTGCCAAGGCTGAGTTCCTTTCGGCGTCCAGGAGAGCAGATAAACCCTCGGCCATTCTTTACCCTTGGCCTTGTGGATGGTGGAAAGAATCCAAGCCCCAGGCGCTGGGCTGTCTGTGAAACTTTCTGCAATCAGCTTCTCGGCTCCAGACCTACCCTGACCCTCGAAGATAAATTCCCGAAGACACTCCGCGTAGTCTTTCAGCTCTCCACTCTTGTGGGGGTAGGCATCCAGGGATTTGTCAAGCCAAGCCTTGAGGCTACCCAAAAGCTGAGTTTTGTTTTGACCCTTGAGACCCTTGAGGATTTCCAAGAGCGTCTTGGTGAAACTCTTTCCCTGGATAAATGCTTGAACCCTCTCACGTCGAAGATGCAGAGCCAGGCTGACCAACTCTGAATTGCGTCGACTGAGCACCACGGCCGGACGTTCCTTGGACCAGTTCGGTAGCCAGGTCAAACGTTGGACTGGACCAGCCTCGGGGTTGGAAGTCCGAATATCTGGGACAAACTTCTGAGCCTCCTGGATAATCTCTTTCGAGCATCGCCAACAGTTGGTCAAGGGGAGGACAGGTAGGCCCAGGCTCTCAACCACATCCTCTTTGGCACCACGCCAACCGTAGATGCATTGATATGGGTCACCTACAAACCACTTCTTACTCGGACACTTTTTGAGCATGGCCAAGTTGAGTGGGCTGAGGTCTTGTGCCTCATCGACGACAAGTCTCTCGGCTCCCCAAATTGGCAGGCCAAGGACGACTGGCAGATAGACCATATCATCATAATCTATGACTGGGTTTGAACCCAGGGCTTGCTCAAGACTTTCCTGCAGAACTTCATCCGCCACGGACTCGTCGGCATTCCAGAGCTCGAAATGTGATTTCAATTCTGCCCAGGTGTCCGAGGAAGGAATGGCCAGGGGTTTGAGTTTCCACGGACCAAAGGCTCCCTCGCGAACCACTCCCCAGTTCTTAGCTGAACTAACCAGACGGAGGGTGTCTGCAAAAACCTCACGCTTGCGAAGCCTGGAGGATTTCATCTTGAGCAGGTTGAATATCTTACTGTCCTCGATTTCAATCCCTGGGATGGCAGAGCGGAGGGCCTGGAATCCGAGGGCGTGGAGGGTCATCACGTGAACATCTGTGCCCAGGGCTTTCTGGAGGTCAAGCTGATTTGCCTTGTTGAAAGCAATAGCGCAGATGCTCTGTGGATGCCAGCGGGTGCCGAGCTGGGCTCGAAGGGCCTGGACAGCAAGCTTAATCGTGGTGGTCTTGCCTGTGCCAGCACGTGCGGAAAGAAAGCAGGGACGGTTGGAGCAGAGTTCAGCTATAAAGGCTTGTTGTTCAGCAGTGGCTGATGGGGTTTGGGTCGGGCTGTTAGTTGTGTTCATCCTTGGCCTCCAATTCTTTCTTACTAAACGCACGGAACTTGTAGATAATTCCCGGGGTTATCTCGGAAAGGAATTTCTTATAAACGACATTATCTTTTCCTCTAAAATGTATGTTATTGAGCCAACAACCGAAGCCAGGATATCCGATAACCTCTGGTTCATTTTTGCCATAGCCCATATCTTTAGTTCCAAGGGCTAAACACTGTTTGCCATCATCAAGGTCAATTGCCAGGCGATTCCATTTGCCCTCAACTGCCTTGGCCAGCAGGTTACTGTCTAGTTTAGGCTTCTTTTTCTGGAGCAACAGTTTGATTACCTTGCGTTGCTCTGCTGTAAGTGTTCTATATTCCTGTTTCATATCAAGCCTCCAATTCTTCTTTTGTAAAATTTAAAAATCTGTAAACAACCCCTGGGGTGAGTTCAGCCAGGAGCTGGTCTAAAAGTATCTTCGCTGAACCTTCTTCAGAAAGTTTAAAACCTCTTCTATTGAACCAAAACCAGAAACCATTTTCCGTTAGCTCTGCTGAATGTTCAGGGTCTGTTTCATAAACCATCTCGGAAGAGCCTACTGCAAGACAGTCTATATATTCTGTCCCTTCTCCTTCAATTGCTATTCTGTTTACTTTGTTTTCTAGAGCTGACTCAATGTATATATCTGGTTTCATCTTAATCAGCTTTCTTACCATCTCTCGTTGTTCTGCTGTTAGATTCCTGCATTCCTGCGTCATCCTCTTTTCCTTTCAGGTTTGAATTTAATTTTAAAAGATTTCCCAGATGGGAAGATAATGCGGATTCTTAGCTCGTTGAGAAACTTCTCTGTGCCATTCATACAGCCGGAAAGCAATTCCCAAGTTCTGAGTTGCTTGTCTCTCCAGGCAGTCAGCAGTTCCCGGAAGAAAATCTCTTGGGTTTCTTTGTCCTCCACGTCGTCCCCAAAGATTCTGTGAGCGAATTCCGGGAAGTCCTTGCCAAGTACCCGGGCGGTTTGAATGGTCCAACCTGGTATGCTATGCTTTTCCAAGGTTATGGATGCCAGGATTCTTCCCTGGCCAGACATTAGGGAAAGTTGCCTACGCTCCGCGGAGTTGTAACTTGCCAGCTTGAATTCCCTAATTTCGGTCTGTTGTGTGCGAACTCTAGACATTGGCGTCCCCTCCAGGCAAGGATTGGATAAACTCTGGGGTTACTTCATAAAGAGTCTGAGAGGCAAGTCCAAGTGAAAGTACTTTTGAACTTTGTTCATTCTCAGTAAGAAATGTATTAAATCCTTTTATACCCCATATAGGATATTTCCAAACTGAATCTTGAGGTTTATCATTAAATATTACAGGTTCTTCTTTAAAGCCACTAAGACGAAGATATAAATTAACCATTTCTCTGGCTGTATCCACTGCAATATATCTGATTGCTCCCTTTTTGAGTTCACGAATAGTCTCCGGATTCTTTTGAATAAATCTCTGAAGTTTCTTCGTGAGGGGTTTGATTTTAAATTCTTGTGTCATAATTCTTTCCTTTCAAAATTTTGGTGGGAGGGCTGAAAGTGAGCCGTCCCAGCCAATCGATGGGTTTGTTGGGTTGGGCTAGTCTGCCCAATGCTTGTCCCAATAATCTTGCAGGGTTACTTCCTTGTTATGGGCGGCGATGTAGTCTAATGGGAATGTGGCAAGCCAGAGCAAGGAGATGCTTACGATGAGGGTTGCCAGCCAGGGATGAAGGTTTCCGGTCTGAGCCAAGGCAACCAGCTCGCCGTCGAGCGTCCCAACACAGAATGAAATCAGAACCCAGAACGTAAAGGCCACTGGCTTCTGCTGTGCAAAGGTTCCAACGGAGTTGATTCGGGAAAGCTTTCTTTTATTTTGCCTCATAGATTTGTTCCTCCACCAGTTCATAATTTGCCAACTTGTCTTCGACGTCAAAGTCGCACTCCTCATCATCCCAATCTGGGCTGTCGTGTCTTGACTCGCTGTACCATTCCCAGTTATCCACACCGCCATTCTTGAGTGCCTTGAGTTCTGCCTCAGCTTGAAGTAATCTGCGAAGTCTTTCGTCGCTAACCTTGCGGTATCTTTGTACTGCAAGGATTTCCATTTTAATCTCTGTCTGTTCTGTCATCTGTCTGTTCCTTTCTTTCCAGTTGTTGATTCCAATATTCTTGCTGGACTTCCAGCTTATAGAGCCGACTTCGTATTGAGGTCTGCTCGGTTTCAAGACCAGAGATGTATCTGGCCCTGAGGTGCTCGCGCTCTTCCACCTGGTCCATCCGCTTTGCCAGGGATTGAAACTGACTATAGAGCTCGGGGAGCATCCGCAAGCACTGTATGAACTTCCTCATCGTCCTACTCCTTTCTTCCAGGCGTTCAAGTTGATTGTCTGCTCTGGACCCTCCCTGAGCTCGGAGAGAATCTTCTGTGCGAACTGATTTCTAATCTCAGCAATTCGCAAATAGGCTCGGTCGACCTTATCCAAACCCTGAGTGCCTACCGTCTTATATCCTCGTTCCCACCAATAGCTTTCGAGGAGCTCCTTCGCCCGAGCGGGTCTGGTGCTTGCCTTTCCTCCGTCAATCCGAGTCACCACTGTGGGTGCCCAGATGCCAGGGGATTTACAGAACCCTGGTGTGACGTGTGCGTATCTGTGGATGGGTTTGTCCAGCAGGGCATTTAGCTTGGCTACCTCAGCACGATATTCTTCCTCGGTCATTTCTGTGTCTCCTTTTAAAAAAGAATTTGGTCTGTGGTTTGGTTGTCGAGGGGCTGGAAGCCCTGAGGTTCTGGCTTAAGAATCTCTTCCCAATCGGGATTGAGGAGGGTCTCGGTCATTTCTCGCTGGAGCTTTCTGTAGGTTGGCCCGTCAATTTCCCCCTGGGTTATCTCACCCAGCTTGCTGACGTGACCATCGGAGTACTGGGCCAGGATGAAGACCAGGGCAGCGGTCGGCTGGAGGTTGTGGATGGTGCCCAGGGGCTGGTTCTGCCAGTCAACAACGTGAATCGGCTTGCCAATATAATTCGGCTTGACTTCCATCAGGGCACCTGTGGCATCCAGTGGCTGGAGGAAGAGGTTCCCGAGGGCGTCAACTTCCGTGCTGTACTGGAGGTCAATCCTGTGGGTGGTCGCCCACTCGAGGGGACTCATCGGGGCATCTGGCTGGGTTTCATACTCCCGTCCGGCTACGATGACCAGTTCGAGGGTTTCAAGCTTAGCGCCGGCTCGTTGGGTGTGCTTGCCTACAAGGCGTTCGGCGTAGAGATAAAGGGGTTCATTTATTCTGTTTGGCATTTCTTAGTTCCTTTCAATTCTAGGTTGATTATCTGGATTCGCTTGGCTTGTCAAGAAGGGCGAGCATCTCGGCGAGGGACAGAGGGCGAGATGGGGTGGAATTTTGGCTGGCGGGATTGGAGGCTTGAGCCGTCTTTGTGCATTGTGGATTTTCGCCGTTCAGCCCTGAGTCCTGCTGACTGGTTCCGCTGCCCAGCTCCTGTCCAATCTCTGCCAGCATCCTGCGTTTGAATTCCACCATCTCGCGGGCTTTCGCCTGGAGGACTTCCACGCTTGCTCTGGGGTGTTTCCGTTTCAAGCGCTTGAACTCTTCCCTTACCTCGTCCATCTCTCTGAGTTCCGACTTGGGTGCTGGCTTGGCTTTGGTATCATACCAGACTTCCACCGTCGGCTTGCTCTGCTTGAACTTTGCCCTTGCATAGGCTTCACGCTCACGTGCATCCTCGGCAGACCAATCCGCGCTCCAGCGGGTTTCCCGATAGGCTCTCGGCTTGGGATTCTCGGGGCAGAGGCTGGTGAGCCACAGACCAAGCTTGTGTCCGTCTGGGAATATGGGCTCGATACCCTCGACCTGAAACCCTTCCTCGGATATAGTGATGTTGAGAGTGAATGTAGTTTTCTGTATTGTCATTAGGTTTCTCCCTGAATTAAGATAGATTAAGATTAGATTAGATTGGGCTGGCTTTCTGTGGGCGCACGCCCACACCCCTAGCCCACATTGATGTAGTCCCGCTCGAACGATGCACAGGTGAGCCTCCGTGTTGCTGGGGTTCCGTCCTGCCCTAGGACAACCCCGTCCTTGCTTACTTCGTCCAGCCTCCAGATTTCTCCGCCCAGCTTGTGGC